CGCATGGGACGCGACGATGGATGTAAATGTCAATATTGGTTTAGGCAATGGCGACACCAATGAGCGCGTTGCAACTTTGAACCAAATTCTGCAAAGGCAAGAAGCGATCATCAATCAGTACGGACTTAATAACCCCGTTGTGTCTCCACAGATGTATGTGCGTACTTTGAAAAAGGTTGTCGAGCTGTCTGGATTCAAAGACGCATCGAGCTACTTTGCGGACATCCCCCCTGACTTCAAGTTTCCACAAGCACCACAAAAGCAAAGCCCAGAAGAGATTTTGGCGCAGGTGCAAGCCGAGTCTATTCGTGCGGATATTCAGAAAAAGGCTGCCGATCTTGAGTTACAGCGCGAGCAGATGATCAGAGATGATGACTTTAGGCGCGATCAGATGAACCAAGATAGGCTATTAAAAGAGTATGAATTAGAGTTAAAGTACAACGTACAGGTAAGCACCGCGCAAATTGTTGCGGAGCAGAATGTCAACCGAGAGGTTGTAAAAGAACAAAGTGCATTGGTACAACAGGCGATGGCGCAAGCCCAGCCAGCACCAATGCAACCCATCAACCCACAAGGAATGGTCTAAAGTGAGTAAACAAGAAGAAGATGTAAGAAAAGGCAGAAAAGCCGAGTCGCTAATCGCTGACGAGGCTTTCTCAACTGCGATACTGAAGATGGAGAACGATGCCGTCTGGTTTTGGAAAGATACGAAGCCAGAGGACACCGTAAAACGAGAACACGCTTGGCACATGTTGCGTGCGATTGACAACTTCCGAACCGAGATCAGCAAGATCATGGATAACGGAAAAGTCGCACAGCGCCAGATTGAGCGTGAACAAAGAACTTCGGTGTAAAGGAATAGGCAATGGAAAACCAAACACCTATGACCGTGGCTGATGCAGCCAGTGCTCTTGATCAATTAATGTTGCCGCTAGACGGAGAACAGCAGAAAACTGACAAGGCGCGTTTGACTAAGGGCGAAGAGTCCGAGGTCGCGGCTTTTGTCGATGAAGAACTTGATGTGCAAGACGACGAATCGAGTGAAGAAACGACAGAGGAACAGTCTGAGCTAGATGAAGAAACCGAAGAAGAAGAAAAGCCAACCGAGGTCTACACCGTCAAAGTTGACGGTAAAGAGGTCGAGGTCACGCTAGACGAACTTCAAAAAGGCTATTCAAGAACTCAGGACTACACACGAAAGACGCAACAGATCGCTGAGACCCGTAAGGCTGTCGAAGCTGAGGCTGGTGCTATTCGTGCCGAGCGTGAACAGTACGCCCAGTTATTGGGAGCGTTGAAACAGCAACTTGAGTCAACTGAAGCACCTGTCGATATGGATCGTCTTTATAACGAAGACCCCATTGAGTGGGTGAGACAGTCAGAAGTGATGCGCCAGAAGCAAGACAAACTCGCAGCTATTCAGTCTGAGCAGCAGCGACTGTCCCAGCTAACAGCGCAACAAAGAGCACAGGAGATGAACGCTCACCTTGCGACACAGCAAGAAGCCCTAATCCAAGCCGTACCCGAATGGAAAGATTCCAAGAAGGCGCAGGCTGAAAAAGCTCTACTCGTTGAATTTGGTAAGAAGATCGGATTCAGCGACGAAGAACTCAAGAATGTGTATGACCACAGAGCTGTCGTTGCGTTGCGTAAAGCAGCGCTCTATGACCAGATGATGTCCAAGCGTGGACAGATCAAGCCTGTGATCAACAACGGTCCTCGCCCCGCCAAGCCTAGTGCAGCAGGTCGCGTCTCCACAACAACTGAAAGTACCCGCGCAAAACAGCGTCTTGCAAAATCTGGTCGCGTCAATGATGCGGCTTCTGCAATCGAACTTTTATTGAAATGAGGAAACACAAATGGCAATCGTAACCAACACCTTTACAACCTTTGATGCGAAGGGTATCCGCGAGGACTTATCCAACATCATCACCAACATCGCTCCTGAAGAGACCCCTTACATGAGCAACATCCGCAAGGAGTCGATCAGTAACTCTTTGTTTGAGTGGCAGACAGACACACTCGCAGCAGCAGCCGCCAACAAGCAGCTCGAAGGCGATGATGTGACTTCTTTCGATAGCGTTACTGCTACTGTGCGTTTACAAAACTACGCTCAGATTAGCCGTAAGACTATCGTCTTGTCTGCAACTGAAGAAGTGGTAAACAAGGCAGGTAGAAAATCTGAATTGGCATACCAAATTGCAAAACGCAGTAGCGAGTTAAAGCGTGATCAAGAATTCACAATGCTTAATGGCGCTGTGGCTGCTGCTGGTAACACCACAACAGCTCGCGGTACTGCTTCATTGCAAGCCTTCATCAAGACTAACTACGATATGCAGACGAACGGTGCTAACCCCACTTATACGACTGTGCCTACTGGCGCTCGTAGCGACGGCAATGTGCGTACCTTTACAGAGACCATCTTGAAGAATGTTATTCAACAAGTTTGGACTTCTGGCGGCACACCAAAAATCTTGATGACTGGTCCAGTCAACAAGCAGCGCGTGTCTGGCTTTGCTGGTATCGCATCTTCACGCTTCAACATTGATGGCGGTGCGCGTCCTGCAACCATCATTGGCGCAGCAGACATTTATGTGTCTGACTTCGGCAATGTGCAAGTCGTGCCTAATCGCTTCCAGCGCGAGCGTGATGCATTTGTGATCGATCCAGAGTACGCAGGTGTTGTAACTTTGCGTCCATACCAACAAATCGAGTTGGCAAAGACTGGCGACGCTGACAAGCGTATGCTGATCGTTGAGTTTGGACACAAGGTCTACGCAGAAAATGCCCACGGCATTGCTGCTGACTTGGTTACTTCTTAATTGAACTAACGGAGGGTCTGGGGTAACTCAGACCCTTTTTTACATGAGTGAAAAAAGACTATTTAGCACAGACGCTGATCAAGGTATCACGCGCATATTTCATTACGACGAAGACACAGATCAGGCAACGATACAGACACAGCAAGATGTGACTGCAATCATTGAAGAGAATAAACAAGAGTACGCACAGGTTGATGAGCGTGCTCGGTGGGGTGAATGGACGCGAGTTGCCAGCATCCCGATGTCTATCTACTTTCAGCTAAAGGCTGAAGGCAAGTTAGATGATGAGGCTTACATGAAAAAGTGGATTAACGATCCAAATAATAAGTATTTCAGAACTAGATCAGGACAAGTATGACCCCAAACTACATTGCAGTCTGCACACCAGCGCGTGACATGGTTCACGCTAATTTCACCTTCTGCATGGTGAACATGGTCGCACACCACACTATCAACACGACTGATGCCGTGTCCTTGAAGATTATGCAAGGCACTCTCATTCAGACCCAGCGTGCTGATCTGTGCCTAGACGCAATGGCAGAGGGTTGTACCCATATCTTGTTTGTGGACTCAGATATGACCTTCCCGCAGGACATGATTGAGAGACTCTTGGCGCATGACTTGGACATCGTGGCAACGAATTGCGCAAGGCGCAGGATGCCCACAGGTCCGACTGCCCAGCGCTATGACGAGAACGGTGAGCGCGTGCTCATCTACACAATGCCAGAGTCCACAGGGATTGAGGAAGTCGGCTCTATTGGCATGGGCGTGATGCTTATCAAGCGTAAGGTCTTTGAGGCATTGAGTGAACCTTGGTTCGAGACTCCTTGGCGTACAGACAAGCGCGGTTATGTTGGCGAGGATGTTTTCTTCTGCCGTAAAGCGCAGTCTGCTGGCTTTAAAATCTACATTGACCATGATGTGTCCAAAGAGATCGGACACATTGGGACGTTTGAATTCAAGCACGATCACACTTGGGTGATGCGCGACTTGGAGAAAGCACAAAAGGCTGAAGATGGCGTTAACCACTTATAACGAGTTAAAGACTTCGGTCGGGGACTGGCTTAACCGCACAGACCTGACTACTGCTATCCCTGACTTTATTAGTTTGGCAGAGGCTCAGATCGAGAGGAACTTGCGCACCAGACAGATGATCGTACGTGCTACCGCGTCGATCACTACCGAATACTCCGCAGTCCCAGACAATTTTTTAGAAGTTAAGTCCTTCAAACTCGACACCAACCCAGTCACACCGTTGCAGTTCGAGACTATCGACTCAATGGACACTCTGGCAATTACATATCGCTCGGCTAGTAAACCCATATTCTTTACCGTGGTGGGTGAGCAGTTTCGCTACCTTCCAGTACCAGATGCTGCTTACACAGGCGAGTTAATCTATTACGCAAAATTGAGTAAGCTATCAACTAGCAACGCAACAAACTGGTTACTTACTTCTGCTCCTGACGTTTATCTATATGGTGCTCTTATGCAAGCAGCCCCGTACTTGCAGGACGATGCGAGAATAACGGTATGGGCATCAATGTATCGAGCTGGTCTTGAAGAGGTATCGGCTGCTGACGATAGAGGGTCGAGCACTGGCGGTGCTTTAATTGCTCGCGCAAGAACTTTGGGATAAAAGATGCTAGTGAACACGACAAAAGGTGAGATGGATGCGTCTTTGCTGGAGAAGCGAGAAGGCACTATCGACACCGACAACGAGACAACGAACTGGGTGGAATATTGGCTAGAAGGCGAGCTTGTGCATCGTTCAGTTGATATGACCTTAAAACGCAATGTGACTGGTGAATCAGTCGCTCAATCTATAAGTTAAGGAAAATATCATGGCGAACACACAAAGCCTCTGTACCTCATTTAAGGGTGAACTGTTAGTCGGTCATCACAACTTCGGTACAGGTGTTGTACGCGCAGCCACGACTGCTGACACATTTAAGGCAGCGTTATACCTTGCGTCGGCAACGGTCAATGCGTCAACAACTGCCTACTCGTCTATTGGTGAGGTGACAGGTACGAACTACACGGCTGGCGGTGTTACGGTGACATTTGGTACTCCACCGAGCACAAGTGGAACAACAGCATTTGTGACTCCAAGCGCCAGCATCACTTATTCCAATGTGACTCTATCGACTGCCTTTGATGCTGTTTTGATCTATAACAGTACTCAATCTGATAAAGCAGTCAGCGTCCACACCTTCGGTTCTCAGACCGTAACGGCTGGAACATTTACCTTAACCATGCCAGTAAATGATTCAAGCACAGGCTTGATCAGACTCGCTTAATAAAGAGGCAGCAAGATGGCTGCTTACGGCTCTGGCTACTACGGCAAGGGTGTTTATGGCATCGGTAATGTCGTCATTAGTGGAAACTCGTCAACCCTTAGCGTTGGCACATTACTAGACGATAGATCAATCCAAGAAGACGGCAATGTCGCCACGGGTAATGTCGGAACGGTCGGCATCTCCAGAACTGTTGCGATAACAGGTAACTCGTCAACCTTATCTGTTAACTCAGTCTTAGTCTCTCCAATACTTACAGGCATCTCGTCTTCTGGTGCTGTCGGCACGATGTTGGCAGAGACCATCTCCTTTGTTGATATTACTGGCGTTGAAGGTACTGGCTCAGTCGGTAGCGTTACAAATGCAGTATCTATTGCGATAATTGGGGTTGAGGCATCTGGCTCTGTC